GGAAGCAAAGTCGAACGCAAGCGGTGCGACTGCTGTTGAATCTCCGCCGCCCCATTCTGTTACGCTGACAACGCCCTTGATAACAAGCTTGGCTCCGCTTGGGAAGTTCCACACAAGGGTTGAGGTCGCCGCAGCACCTGTTTTGAGTGCAAGGCTCTCGATGTAGTCATTGCCTGCGTCACCGACGTTTCTCTTGCCTGAGATACTGATAGTGATAGACTTACCAGTGAGCAAACGTCTTGTCCAGCCCTGCTGATCAAAAGGCTTCCACTCCTCGATATTGCCGTCAATGGATACTGAAAAGCTCTCCATATCGGCAATAGTCACAAGATTGCCCTCTGTCGAGCCGTCACCGCCTGTCTTGTCTATCTTGAACTGGTTTTCATATACGGGATAAACTCCTGTTGTGTTTGCCATACTCATTCATTCCTTTCGTAATATACTGTTGCCTCGATAACATATTCACACACGCCTCGCTCGTCCCTGCCAACAGAAACAGGCTCTTTGCATTCGAGATACTTTACCGTAAAGCCGTCACCCTTATACTGACGGATATCGGATAGGATATCAAGAACGCTTTGAGCCTTTATCTCTGCCTGCGTGGGGTTATCAGTCCAGTGGATAAGCACCGAGATATGTTTTTCAAGTGTTTTGGTGCAGGCTTTTCCGCCTATGCAGATACGCTGCGGCTTTGAGGTCTTTGCGTTGTACACACCTATGCACTTGTCAAGGTTGCCGTCAATAGCGCCTGCGTACACGTCCTCGAATGTGAGGATATCGCTCAGCATATCCGCTATGTTAAGTAAATTCATACGCCTGTCCTCTTTTTGAACTCTGCCACAAACTCATTTTTGGCAAGGTCCTTTTTACTGCCTGTGATATATGGCTCAAGCCAAGCCGCACCTGCGTTGGGGTTATTGCCTTTCTGAAAATGATACTCAGGGTGATAGTACAAACGTCTTGCCTGCGGAGAGCCTGTTACAAGACTTGCACCGCTTTCGTCAGCGTGGACAAAGGTCTGGTTATTCTGCATATCGCCTGTATCGAACGGCATTGTCTGAGCACTTACAAGGTCTGCCCTCACCTGCTCCATAGCCACCTCAGCGGACTTCACAGCAGCGTCTTCGATAGCCTTTATCGCCTGCATATCAAGCTTTATTTCAATGCCCACTATATCAACTCCAATCTTGTGTAATTCACCCTGCCGTCAGGGTCTTTGGCTTTTTCAGAACCATATATCTTGTACGTCCTGCCGCCTATGACCGCATAGCCCTCTATAACAGCGTTATCAGGGGCGATATCCCCGCAGAAAAGAGCCTCGCCTGACAAGGTTATAAGCTGTTTCTCTGCGGATAATTTCTGCCTTGACTTCTCAGAGTGAAAGCATTTGCCCTCAAATATGACCGTCTGCTTCTTTGAGCCGTCACGATTAAGTCCGTCCGTTCGATAGACCTTACAGGGCGTTTTGCATACCCTTTCAGGTACAAGCTGAGGAAACTTCATCACATCAGCCCCCTGTAACATAGTCCTGTCTGCATAAGCACATTGTAGACCTGACGTGTTGTGATAACGCCGTCAAGAGATACCACCTTTGACTTATCGAATGACATTGAAACTCCGCTTATGCTGTAAGCACTCAGAGGGCTTTCTAACAGTTCCGAATTGTCATAGATGAATTTCATCTGCAAGGCTGTGGAACGCTTTATACGCTCTCTCTGAAAGTCTGTAAAGCTGTCAATGCCCTCTGCTGTTATGCGGTTGAAAGTCAGCGTGTCGATATCGCTCTCAGCTCTTTGCCGAATAGCCGAGAACTGTTCTTCGGAGATATCACACTCAGGACAGATATTGCAAAACTCAGTAGAGGTGAGGTACATATCCCTCACCCCTTACTCGCTGTACTCTGCTGTGTCAACGTCAGCGTAAATGCTGTCTATCTTTCCGTCCTTGCCGTTCGGGAAAGTGAAAACATCTGAGAACGCTCTGTTCTGATAGAGCCAGCCGTCACCCTTTGTGTGTCCGCCCGGAGCAAAGCTGTAAATGCTGTTGATCTTAGGCACTATCTTTGTGGTCTCAGGTGTTGCGATAAGCACGTTTATCTTGTGTGAGCCTGCGACTTTTTCATAGTAGGTATCAAGTGCAGACTTGCTAGGTGTGCCTGATACCTTAGTGTAAGAGCCGCTTGATTCGGTGTAATACTCCTTGCCGCTCACAATATCGGTATCAGCGGTCTTTACATAGCTTGCAGTGCAAGGCTCAAAGCCGCCGTCCTCAGGGTCAAAGTTGAAGCGGTCATAGAAACGCTCATCATCAATGACCTCCATGATAGGCACACCGTCAATGTCGGTCACTCTTGTTCTAAGGCCAAGACCTCCCTCTGCGATCTGTGTCATTTCGATTTTTCTCGTAAACTTGTCAGACTGCTCCAGCAGGTCCATAATTGTGGAAGTCACATACATAATGAGCGAGCCATTAGACTTGTATCTTCTCAGCTTGCCTGCTGAAAGGAAGCCTTTGAGCTTGTCGAACACGTTACCCTTTGTGTATGATGAAGCGGCTGTTGATGAGTGATAGCCCTCAAGCTCTGCCGCTCTCTGAGCTGTCTTTGAGAAGAACAGAGCGTCCGTTTCTGGAGCAGACTGTGTTTTCTCGAATACCTCTGAGATATTCTTGATAGACGCTGATGAATTCGTTTCGTCAACGTCAGCCTTATCCACAAGAAACTCAACATCACGGTCGTGTGTAAGAGTGAAAGGCACGTCCGTCTGAACATACTTACCGGTGTTCCAGCCGCCGTTTCTGTTGTGGCTCTTGTAGCCTGATGTTGACATCTGTGTGAAGTGGAAAGTCTTTGCGTCAAGCCACCTTACGTTCTGTGTGATGAACGGGCTTGACAGTGTTTCCTGGATCCTTATCTCCAAGAGTTCGGGGTTCCATACTTCTGCATAATTAAGATTTGGCATGATTCATTCCTCCTGTTTTTACTTGAATTTGTTCCAGCGTTTCTGCGCTGTTGGTTTGCTCTGTGGCTTCTTTTCATCAGTATCCGAAGATCCTGCACCGACCTTGAAACCGCCCTGCTTTTTGCCGTCGGACTTTTTGCCACCCTCTCCTTTCATATCTGGATACTTCTTCACAACCGCAGAAAGGGCGGCGTTGATATCCTGTTGACTGCCGTTTCTCACATAGCTTTCAGCCACCGCAACGGCGTCCTCGATACAGTCGGGCTTGATACCAAGCTGCATAGCGGCTATCTGAGTTTTGAGCCTGAGTATCTCCTGATCCTTTTCATCAGGTGCGTTCTCTGCACTGTCCTGCTTGTCGGACTTATCCTCGTTTGGCTGTTCCTGCTTATCTTCTGCAGGCTTATCAGCACCCTCACCGTTCTCGTCAGCCTGACTATCGTCCACCGCAGGCTGTTCCTTGTCGGCAGAGTTCTCATCTGCCTTGTCCGCAGGCTTTTCCTCAGCCTTTGGCTCGTCCTTTTTCTCCTCGTGAGTATCGGGAGTTTTCTTCTCTTCCTCATCAGGGAGTTTCTTTTTCTCGTCCATTTTCTGACCTCGCTTTCTTAAATTTGTGTATGAAAAAAGCACCCGTTAAGGTGCTTAGTTCCGATGTTTGATTAGTCCATTGTCTGCCAATCTTCCGACAGCATATCTGCTTGACTTGCAAGCCAGCCAAGTTGTACGCCAGAAGTTCCCACAAACGCTAATGCTTTATTGCCCATATCCTTATGGTTTACATTTGTCACAGTACCATTAGGTGATTTATAACTAACATTAGTGGCAAGCTCAACATACTGTCCTTTGCCGTTCCAGCCTTTTCTTGCTATTTTCTTACCTCTCTTTGCTTCTTCGATCGCCTGTCCGAAATTCATATTTATCCGTCCTTTCTGTTTTTGGGTATAAAAATACCGCCTCGCCGTAGCGGAGCGGTTAGATTTATAACTGACCGATATAATCCAAAATACTTTCGCACATCAAGCCTTCTTCATTTGGATTATAATTTTCATCCAAACAGTTCAAAGTCAGGTAATCACCAACTTTATCTTCTATGACATCAAGTTCATCATTTGGGTCAATACCAATAGAAACAAGAAACTCTTTTTGTTTTTCTGACATTATAATCACTTCCTTTTGTACTTGTTGATTTTGTTCTTGCCTGTTTTCCATATAGTTGCGATAGTTCCAGTTTGGGGATTTACATTAACAGTTGCTTTCTCACCAATAAATCGTTGGCTTGGTCTGCCCAAACTATCAATTTTAATTTCATCAATATACAGCGGGTTTATAAGTGCATCTTTTATATCATTTACAGAAACCTTTCTTTCGGAAGCTCGCTCTTCCATATGTTTTGAAAATTTCGTTACACCAATTCCGTTAGATGTTGTTAATTCAATTTTATCATCTTTTTCCTTTTCTGTCAAGCCGCCATACACTTTCTCCCTAGAATAATCCCTCCGCAGAACTTCGCTGTTAGCGTTTATAAAGGCTTTCAATTTCTGCTGTGCCTGCCTTACTTTCTTGCGGTAGGCTTTTGCTGTGTCGGGGTCGAGAGTGCCTGCCGCAAAGCGTTTTAGCTTGCGGACTTTCCGCTCCATTGCACGCTGTTTCTGCTCAAGCTCTCGCTGCTCTTTTATCTTCTCCGCCGGTATCGGCTCAGGTATCTGCGTTCTGCCGTGTATATACTGCGTCATTGTGTGACGGCAATTCGGGTGAAATAGCCCGTTCTTTACGGCATATGACAGCAGCCAAAACCACTCACCGCAGTAATTTGACTTGCCTTGAAACTCGTCCTTTTCCCCCTCCCATACTGTGAATACATCATCAATGTATACTTGACCTTGCCAAGGCTCACAGGTCTTTGAACAGCCGCCATACTGAGACACAAGCACCGTATCATACCCAAGCTCTGCAAAGCGTTTCGCCGCACCCTGCAACGCTGCTCTTGTGGAAGTTGTCCGCAGAGCCATTCGCACATAGTCGGCAATGTTCACTCGCTTGCCGTCAGCGTATACGATACAGTTTATGCCCTTGTCGAGGAAGTCCCTTGTGGCAAGGTCGATAGCCTCGTTAAGCGTCATAGAGCCTGTTCCCATTGCAAGCTGTACCCTGTTCAAAGTCTGCCTGTAAATATCGTCTGTCATTCGCAGAGCGGCTGTTTCAGCGGTCTTTTCAAGGGTGGTGACGTCTTCCATAAGCTTTGCCATTTTCTTTTCGTTCACGCCAAAGAAATGCTTGTCGGGGATAGGTGTTATAGGCTCGTCAGAAAGCTCCTGGGTGCTCCTTTGTGCCTGCTGCTGACCCTCTTGAAACTGCTCCGTCATAAGCTGTCTTGTCTGATCGTCGATAACGTCAACGTACTCGTTCATAATGTCGAGGTTTTCACGGCGGAAGTTCTCCATATTTTTCAGTTTCTCAGCCTGCCAAGCAGACCATTCAAAGCCGTAACGCTGTTCCTCCGCCTTGTGCCTTTTGAGATTGCGTTTCAGTGAAGATATGAGCCTTAGCTCTATCTCCTCAAATATTTTGGCTATGTCCTTAAAATTAAGCGTACTCATCACCTACCGCAGTAGGCTCACCCTCTGTAAGCCCCTTTTCCTGCATTATCCGCTTGACCTCTGCGGCTTTCCAATCGTCCTCTTTAGAACTGCCCCACAGCTCCTCCACCTGCGTTTCAACTGACATAATACCATACGTGCTTGCTTTGCCCACAGTCTCAACTCTGCTGTCAAAGTCAGGCGCACCATACTCACCGAAGTCAACTGTCACCTCATAAGTTTCAGGGGCTTTGCCCTGCATATTGTCATAGGTCATAAGCACCGCAGAAACAAGCTGTGGCAGAGCCTTTTCAAGAGCCGTTGTGATAGTGTTTCGGGTGTTGCCTGTGACGTCTTTCTTCTCTCGTTGAGCGTCCGCACTTGACATCTTACCCACATCTATGCCCAGCGTGGCAGGAGATACAAGCCCTTGCAGACACATAAGCAAGCAATTTGTATAGCTTGCCACAAACGCTTCATACTTGATATCAGGCTGAACTACTTCTATCTTAGGCGCTGCACCCTCTGCCGAAAGCGGTGGGTCAATGCTTATGTAACTGTTGCCAAACTGGTTAGGCGCTTTAAGCTTACCGCTTGCAGGATCTCTAGGTATCATGCTTTCGGGGATATACTGCTTTACCCTGCCTGCTCTGATAGCGTCCCACCATTGTGAGATCACCTCGTCTAAAGCGTCAAAGCAATCAGACTTACCGCCGTCAAAAATGCTCTTGCCCCTGTTCGGATACTTTCGTGATGAAAAGAATTTCAGCGGCACAGCCATTATATACTCGCCCTCAAACTCAGTTCGTGGCGGTATCTGTGCAAGACAAGGCACGTTGTCCAAGCCGACCTCGTGACCGTTATCGTCATACAGACGGCTTTCTATGTATCCTTTGCCGTAATGCTCTTCAAGGTGAAATTTCTTTGAGCCTGCATAATGCACAGAATGAAAAACGACCTCGTTCAGCAGACCTCGCACAAAGTTATACTCCACTTTGTCAGCGCCGATAAACTCGACTATTGGCGTATCAGAAAGCTCAGTATCCACAGATATTTTGAAAGCTCCGTCGCCGTCAACAAGTGCGGTAACTATCGCCTTGCCTGTCAGCTCTGTGAAGTCTATATGCTCGGAAATATTATCAAAGTCAGCCTTTGCTTTGTCCCCTGTGACTTTGATATCGTCCATATCAGAATAGACAATGTATGACAGCGTATCGGCGATTATTGCAGGCAGACCGCTATGTATCTTGCGTATCTTTTCATTCTCAGGGACGCTGCTCCAGAATGAATTTGTGCCTAAGTTAAGCTGACGAAAGAACTGTGAAAGCTCTGCGGCGTCACCACGATACCAAAGCTGTGACCTTATCACATCTGTCATAAAACCTGTTTTCTCAGTGATAGTTATACTGTATTCGGGTGCAGGCTGGATATCAAGCCAGTTTCTTATCATATTTTTCACCTTGCTTCCTATACTGAATTTAGTCAATCTTCACACTTCCTATCTTGTCACGATACGGCAGCCAGGCATACTGACAGGAATTGATAAGGTGGTCGTTGCCGTCCTCCGGCTCAGCCTTATCCTCTTTCCAACTGTATATGTTAAGCTCGCCTACGTACTCCTTGCAATGCTCAAGGATATAAAAATCACCTGCCGCCAGCCAAGCTGACTGCAAGTGTATTCGGTCGATTATTTTCGTTTTCTTGAATGCCGGGATAAAGTTATATATGCTGCCTGTGAGCCGCCCGAACTTCTGACATTCAAGTATGGTCGCCTGATCTGCGCTGTCGATATATACATCTCGTGCAAAGCCCCACGTCCTGCGGTTTTTCTCCAAGAACGCTGTGAATATTTTCGGTATGTCAGAGGGCGTGAGCGGCACTTGTCTGTCACGATTGTTATACACTTCCTCGTCAAGAGTGACGCACTTTCTGTCAGCCGTTATGCCCACAAAGGTGAACGCTATGGTATCAGGTGAGGATTGCGAGTAAGCGGTGTCAAGCCCGGCTGAGAAGTACACATAATTGAAAGCTTTCGCCTGCTCTGCTGTCAAGATATTTCGCTTTTGCAGGTCAAACACAAGCCCTGTTGCACGTCCTCTCAGACCGAGTATCTTGTTCTTATACAGCTTTGTGCCTTTCGGAGCGGCAGCCATTTTCCGTTTGATATCCTCATCAGTAAGTGAAAGATTATCACGAA